CCCATTGTGACTGCTCAGACTGCTTGAGAAAATACGGCGAACCGAACCAGTAAAAATCGCCTGCCTGCTGCCACCAGTCCGCACCGTAGTTGCGGATGCAAACCACGGGCAGACAATCAAATCCAACCGGCAGTGGCACGATTTTGCGTTCTTGGCTGAAATGCCACGCAAACCCTGTTTGAGCAAAATCGTTTCCCAGTCGTCCCGGTATTTTGGCCACCCAGAAAAACAACACAAACCCAGTCCCCGGACATGCTACCCCCCCAGAACCGACTGCGGCAACGTAAGAAATCATTTCCACGCGGGGGACCGCCAATATTGTCGGACAGAATGGATACGATGTTCCGTTCGGCCTGTATTTTGGCCACAGCGTAGCCCGATCGTCAGACTGCCAAACTGTGCAGATATCGTCCTGCCAGTTTGGATTCACTGCCTCACCGCCCCCAAGTGTCAGCAGTCTGTACATGAACTCATACGCCGCCCGGGACATTGCTTCGCGTCCATACGGTCGCAGCGTGTAGCTTTTTGTCCAGACCGATCGGCAATCCTGCACTCCTTCACGAAATGGCCCGTCCCCGAAGGGTGGCTGGTCAAAAAAGTAAGAATCGAACCAGTTGCCATCAATTGCAACGGACCACTCGCGCGGCAGGGCACTACACGCGCCGCAAATTGCAGGGGCCACCGACGAACCTGCCGTTTCATCGCTGGAGCCTACGCCGCTTGAGCCACGGTCGCTGCCAGACGGACCACTGCCAGACACATCGAACGTTGGACAATGACACCCGCAGCCCACCAGCATCTCACGGCCCTCCTGTGCCTGCAGATGCCTCTGGCTGTACGCTGGCCAGCAGGCTCGACGCACCTTGCGAATTCGGTCCGCAGTCGGCCTTGTAGGGCGTCCATTCACCTGCCATGAATTCAATGCCGATGAGGGTGTCAGCGTCAATGGAGATGTTCTCAAAACGATTGACGACCGTGACGGTTTCGTCAGTCACCTCTAAGTCGCCGTTCGCTTTCCTGTCGATCAGGTGTGCCGTGGCTGTTGAAGGATCTTCGAACATGTTATGAGCTGCCAGCAGGTCAGCGTCGAGAATTGCCCAACGGCGCGTGTCCCGCACTTGCCCGTAATACGGCACGGGAGTCTGCTCGTTTTTCCAGACTGCGTACCACTCCCGAACAACCTTTTTGAGTTGCCGGATTGAGTCAGCGGATAGCGTGTAGCCTTGCGTCATGTCAGTGGCAACTGTGAAAAGTCGGCTGTTTTGTACACGTTGTAGGTCAGATACGTTGCGTTTGCGGTTTTCGGGTCCGTCTTCGCCTTGCCTGTGCCGTCCAGCAACACGGGACTGCTCGGGAGTTGCCCGTTGATATAAATCGGCTTGCGTTTTGTGGCGTCCGCTGGATCTTTCTCGTTAAACCCCTGGTCCAAAATGCTGTAAGCCCAACCATCACGCCGCAGTGCAATCACAAACGTGACCTGCCGGAATGCTGCGCCGTTGCGTAACTCGATCGGTCCAACACTGACCCGCTGCACTTTGGCTTTGCCTGCAGTGACCGTAACGCCATCCACCGTGAATGATGCGTTATTGACTGAATCCTGATAATCCAGAATCCACGACGGTACAGCCGTCAGATTCTTCTGCACGGTCACGATACGCCTGCTGTCGTCCATTTGCTCGGCTGGAATGAATGGGTCTCCTGCACTATTGACGATGCCCTTGCCGTCCCTGTCCTGTGTGGCAGGTTTCTGGAATTGCTCTGTGTCCCACGTGATATACGCCGGTTCTCCGGTTGGCGGTGTGGGGTTTTGCGGGTCTGAGGATTGCTGGTCGCTGAGCTTCCGCTCTGTGCTGTAATTGACGGTCGCGTCCCAGATACGCCAGCCGCGCACGCACTGGATGTCAATGTCCGTGCAATACGCTGTGTTGTCGCTCGGGAAGATGTTCCCGATGATCGGCAAGTTGACATTACTGCCGACCGTGAATGCGTTGTCGTTCTGGCTGGAGGTTGTCAGGCGAAACACGCGCGTGTAGGTCCGCACGCCCTTGCTGTTTGTCGCTCGCCTGCCCTCTGCTAACTCGCCCACATATGTGACTGCCATGTGTCCTCAGTCCAAAAGATTGCCAACGACTTTCTGCACGATGCCGTTCTTCAGTGCGTTTGCCATGACATTCAGCGGCTGCATCAATGTGGCCGTCTGCTGTTCAGTGGCCTCAACGGCTGGCTCTTTGTTTTGTGCAATGGCCTGCGCGATTGCTGCCGATGCCTCTGCTGTCCCAAACTGCACAGCCCCTGCAAATTCGGTGCGCGGGTCCATGCTCCGGCCAGTAGGCTTACCGTTCAACAGTGGCTGAATGGCCATTTGTGCCCGCAGCAGCGTCCCACCCATCCACGTATTGAGGCTGTCAATGATCGGGCTGGCGTTTGCCTGCATGTTGCTGATCATGTCGGCAATGCTCATCGTGATGGCTTCAGCCGCTTTGGCTGGTGGACCACCCATTGGCTTCACCTTATTCGGATCGACTGCACCGGCCACACCCGCTGCGCCCTGTCGCAATTGGTCCAGCAGCTTCTGCAATCGTTCCTGTGCCTCCGCCAGTCCGGGCATTGCCTGCCCTTGTCCGCCGTTGCCCATGATGCCTGCGCCCTGCCCGATCATACCCGCCGCCACATTGATCGGGTTTGTTGCGTTCAGCAACTGCGTCAACGCATTGGCAGCCCCCAGTATCATCCGCTTCAGCAGCGAGTCCCATTCCTGCTCGATATAGGCAAAGGCCACGTCGATTGACGCCTTCAGCACATCGCCCAGAAACTGCGCCCGGTTCGGCATTTCCAGAAACGCCTGCAATAGCTTATTGGCTTCGCTGACGATCTCCTTCAGTCGTGGCAGGACCATTTCCCCAAGCATTCGCCCGAGAGTCTGCACGCCCTCAATGAGGCTGTTGAATTGCCCGGTAAACGTGTCATTACCCTGCTTCAATGCCCCGAAGAACTTTCCGCCTTGGCTGGTGGCTGCCTTCAGTGCTGCGTTCACCATGTCAAACGTGATTTGACCGGCCTCACGCATGGCCATCAGTTCGGCAGCGTTTTTGCCAGTTGTTTTGTTGAGCAGCTCAAACAGGTTAATCCCGTTTTCTGCAAACTGGTTTTGCTCCTGCGCCATCAATCGCCCTTTGGCCTGCACATCGGTGTAAGCCTTGGCGAGCAGCCCCAGCCTTTCCGCGTCACCCATCGCCAAATCGCCCAGCAGTTGCATCGTGCCAATGACGTCGGCCTGCTGTACGCCTTTGGCCAGCAGCATCGTGGCTGCCTCTGAGGCTGACTCAATGGTGAATGATGTCCGCAGCGCAAACTTTTCCAACTGCTTGAACATGGCTGCGCCGTCGGCCACATTGCCCAGCAACACCGAAAACCGCGCTTGCGCAACCTCCGCATCTGCTGCCAGCTTAACGACCGAAATGGCCATTTGCTTTGTCTGCTGAACAGCCCCGGTAAACAGGTTGCTCAACTGCATTCCCGTGAAAGTCTGCATGACCCCACTGGCAAACGATTTCGCGCTTGCCAGTGCGGACTGCAAACCCTGCTGCAGTGGTCGCGTGTTTGCCCCGATGTTTACGGCCAACGTGCCCAGACTAGCCACGGCGTTTCGCTCCGATCATTTGCAGTGCCATTGCAGCAACGTCATGGCTCGCGGGCTTTTCGTCCCGTGCCTGCCGCCACCACATCAGCGTTTCTGGTTTCACGTCTTTGGCTCCCAACGCCCCGGCCACCATCGCCCCGAAAATGCCAAGCACTTCCTGTGTCCCTCGGTGTCCGATCGGCTCCACCGCATCCTTTGCCTGCCATTCCTGCCACTGCTGCGGCGTCATCTGATCCAGCATCGCGTCCACATCCAGGCAGCCCATCACTTCGGCCAGGCGATAGGCTGTCAGCCGTGCTGGATCAGTCCTCAGTTTTTTGCTGTGGCCTCAATATCGGCTGCCGTAAATCCGCTCAACCGCTGCGCCACGTTCACGATTCGCTCAACCACGTCGGCCCGTTGCCCGCTGATGGCCTGCACATCCTGCAGTGAGAACAACGGCACCCCGTTGTCGTCCTTGCAACACGCCACCACCAGCCGTTCCCGGATCTCCGCAACCCGTGCTGCCACGGGTCCGGATTTGCCCTGCATGGCCTGCTCGAATCGTGTCCGCTCGCCTGCTGTCATGCCCCACACCGGCACCACAACCCCCTCGCCAAACTCCGGCAATGCCACATCCTCGCGCGGCATGTGCAGGGGTGTCCGAAAGGCTGCCGGGTCAATTATCGTCCTGTTCATTTTCCTCATCCTCCGTTTGGGTGTCTTCGGGCGAGTACAGTTTGTGATTCGCCCTGACGGCTGCCTCAATTTGTGCCTGCGTCATGCTGCACGCCTTGCGGCATTCGTCATCCAGTGGCACGGCCTCACCATTGCGGACCAGTGCCACACAATTCGTTTCAGGGTGCAACGCCTGATCAATCTCGGTACCTGCAGGGACAAACCGCCGACTGTCGGACTCGACAATCAGCGGGCTTCGCCAGCAGTCAACCACGCCCAGTTCTCGCGTTGTTCTGCACTTCACTTCGCACCTCATCAGGTAGGCAGTACTGGGCAACCATCACACTTCAGTGTGATACTCGCACGCAATCCGTCAGACGCTTCGCCCGTGATGTCAACGCCGATCCCCGACGACACAAACGTCAGTTCGGTGCTACTTGTGTTTGCGAATTTCACCTTCCAGTTCACATCGTTCGGCAAACCGTTCGTTGTCATGTGTGCCGCAACGGCCAGATCGGTGATTGCCTGATGTCCCCCCAACGCCGGATCATACAGCAAATCGAAAGTGACTGAGCCGCCCTCGACAAATCCCGTGGGGTCATATTCCACGCCCGCAGTTCCGTCGAGTGTCCGGCTGTCGTATGTCTCTGTTTCAATGCCGCTGATATTGAACCCCGTGACCTGCGCGATTGCGGTGTAGGTGGTTCCTGTGGCCTGTTCAATGATCGTCCCTTTGACCTTCAATTTTGCCATGTCGGCAGCTCCTTATGGATTGAAAATAATGTCATAGTCCAACGTTATCGCAAACACCCCATTGTCACTGCCGTCTGTTGCTGGCTCGTAATCGTGGGCCTCAGAATTGAATATTGACGCCCCAACCGTGTAGCTGCCTGCCGCCCCGCTGTAATCCGTCAACCGGGCTTTGACTGCGTTTGCCAGTCCTTCAGTCTCCGGGAATGTCCGGCCCTTGCAATCAATGTCAATCACGATGCTACGGAGTGCGCTGGTCGTGTTGTCCAAGCTCAGGAATTCTTCGCTGTTGAGTTGCGTGAGAACGAGATAGGGCAACGCCGCTTTCTGTGGTGCCTTATTGATATAACACCGGCTGCCGATCAGTGTGCTGATGGCTGCTGTGTTTATCATCAGATTGAGTATGCCTGTGATCATTTGTTGCCCGCTGCAGACGCCTTCATTCCCTCGGCAATGTGCTGCCGGAGAACCTCTCGAATTGTTCCGCCCTTGCCCGCCAGAATCACCATGATCGGGCGAGATTGTGCAGGCATTCTGCCCCTGTGTGCTCGCGGCTTGCCCACCTGCTCATTGACTGTGCTCCCATTGACTCGCCTGCGTATTGTTTTCGTGCCAGTGTATCGTACCTTCGTGCCTGCGAACCACCAGTGCACGTTGCGCTTGTCGATGCCCACGCCCGGGCGTTTTTTCTGTTTGCGATTCTTTAAACTGGTGGCTGCCTTCTCTCGAAGTTGTGTCGCCTTCGCCTGTTGTTTTTCTGTCAGCTTTCGCTTTCGCAACAGGTCAGGACCGACACCCGCCCCGACTTTAACCGCACGTTGTCCGGAGTTGTATTTGCGTTTCACATGTCGCCACGCCACAGCCTTCCGAACGCTCTTGTACTTCCCCGGGATCTCTGCTTTTACAGCATCCCGCCCAACCTTGCCGACTGCCCCGAGTGCCTTCGTGGCAACCTTCCCTTCTGTGTCCTCCAGTAGTTTCCTAACGGCCCTTTGCACTCCCGCCAACTCAACACGCGCAATAACGACATCACCGAATCCGCTCAGTCCAGCTTGTCGCAGTGCACCTAACATCAGGTCGTCCGCCTCCGCGTCTGAATCTCCACAGTCTCGTTTGCCAGATCCACGTTAATGACGCTCAGGATCTCGTACACCTTGCCGTCCGACATGACTCGCATGTCCGGCGTTGCGTTCTCCAGCGTCCTCGACCACGGGCAGGTAAAGACAAAATCCACATCCGATTGCACCTGACTCACCCGCCAGAACTCACGCCCGCCACGGCTGCGGACCGATGCCCAGGCTGTTGTATACGTCGTCCAGTTTGCCTCGGTGTTGCCGTTCACGTGCCCGGCTGCGTCAGCAGATCCGGCCAGCCGCTGCACTGTGATTCGCGTTGTGTATTGCGAGTGTGAGGATTTCGCTTTGCACTTCATGCGAACACCTTGTGGTATCCCGTCCACTGCAACGACGCCACCAGCCGCCGATACGTGTCTGTGTTGTGCTCGCATCCGTCCCAGATTGCCCGG